CGAATCCGGCACTGACGCAATCGAAGAGCGGGCGCGCTACGACCTGGGGCTGGTGCGCCCCGGAGAGATTTTCGTGCAGGTTCCGCAGAAACCGGAGGCGCTGAAAAAACCTGAGAAACCCGCTTCAGTTCAGAGCGGGCAGGGTGGGGCGGAGTGAGGGTTTGCTCCCGCTTGCAGGGGCAGGGACTGACGGATAGGCAAGTCTAAAACAGTTTTTAAAACAAGGGTTTGGGGATACATTCTAAGGATTCCCTGAACAACCCAAGAGTTTTCGACACGAATGTATTTTGAATTGTCCAAGCAGCAAAATAAGGCCAATTTGTGCTCTTTTGCGCGGGGAGCCGGGGGTTTTCCCCTGCTTTTGCCCTCTCATGGGTGCACTTCTCCCGTCAAAGCCAGCAGATGCCCCCGGGCCATCCACAGATTTGAGGGCGCAAACAGCGTTACGATCTGCGCCGCGTTCTTGGCAATGCCCCGGTAGCGCTACCTTGACGTAGCCAAACTGGCGCTTGATGACCCGGAACGCTATATCTGATAGCCCAGAACAAAATAAAAAGGGGCTGCATTGCTGCAACCCCTTGATTTATTTGGTTGCGGGGGCTTGCTTTGTACACAAAGAAAGGTCCATATTTCGGTTCGTTGGCCTGAGATAACAGGCCGCAATCGCCAGTAAATGCGGGGGTTCCCCGCTTTTTTTTCGCCATGCTGCCGTGATCGCTGGCGTGTGGCCATCCACCATCACCAGATCCATCACCACCGCCGCGAACCCGGCGCGCGCCGTCGATTCCCCGCCGCGCCTGCGAGCTTCGTTTGCGTGAAATGATGCAGACGCATGGCGGACAACGCTTGAGGCTTCCAAGATTTTCAGGTGTACGAAAAAAAATAGTAATATTTGTAACATGATTTTAAAAATCTCCCTGAAACCCAACAGTGACGCGGCTTTCAGGGTTTTTTTAGGAAGTAACATTTAGGTAATATTTAAGTAATATCGAAGTAATTTATTACATATTTGCCTTGTAATATTTCCATATGTCATGTACTAATAAAATCAATGACTTATAAAAATATTACATCGGATGTTACTTCAAATTACTTCATGAAGTAACATTGTTTTTGTCAATAAAATCAAATGGTTAAATCACTTTTTTGGCCGCTTGTTACAATGTTGCTATTTTTTTAGCCCCAACCTGTTTTTAGCCCTCTAGTTCCGCCCTGGTGGATTCTCAAAAACCCTATACCTATGCGGTTTTGTCGAAACGCCATCGGGCGAGTTGCCTAAAAATGAGGCAATTCCGGGAAAATTCTGAAAAAAATTCATGGTTTGCTTAATAATTAAGCAAACACAGCTAAAGCTCACTGTAGTGCAACGGTTGAATGTGTCCCGCGAGGATGAACCCTTCTCATTGTTTTAATGTCAGAACTGACATAAAATACAAACATGAAATCTTTGGAAACGCCACTCTTGTGGGTAGGCAGGAGCAAAAAGGATTTGCTCGCGCTCCCTCTGGCAGTGCGGAAAGTCTTCGGCTACGCCCTGGGACTGGCTCAACGTGGTGGAAAGCACCATGACGCTAAAACGCTCAAAGGTTTTGGGGATGCAGGGGTGATTGAGGTTGTGGAAAACGACGAGGCGGGAACCTATCGCGCTGTCTACACCGTCAGGTTTGCCGAAGCCGTGTTTGTTCTGCACTGTTTCCAGAAAAAGAGTAAGCACGGCATCGCAACGCCGAAAGCCGACATGGACATCATCCACACCCGCCTGAAGGTTGCGGAAGCGTGGGCAAAGGAGCTACGCAATGGCTAAGTACATCATCGACGGCATTGAAATCGAGGAAAGCTCAGGCAATGTTTTTGCCGATCTTGGTATTCCAAATGCCGAGCAACATAAGATCAAGGCCGATCTCGTCATCGAGATTACCTGCGCAATCCAGCGGCTAGGCTTGTCGCAGCAAGAAGCCGGAGACCGCATGGGCATCCCCCAAGCGAGAGTGTCCCGGATGTTGCGGGGCGATTTCTCGAACATCTCCGAGCGCAAGCTGATGGACTGCCTGAACAGGCTCGGATACGACATCGAAATCACCGCGAAACCCGCTGACGGAATGGTCGGGCATCTGTCATTCGCGGTCGCCTGAGTCACGCGACCTTTGCTTACCCCTTGACGCCCACGCCGTTTTCGGCGATGCTCGCGTCCAGGTGCTAGAAACACCTGTGTAAGCGGCATCCGCGCCCGTCAGTCTTCGCGGATTTTTTGCGCCCATCGGTTTCAATGGCCGGGTGCGAGGCGAATACAAGACCCCGCAAGGGGGAATAGCCCGCATGACTTACACATGTTTCTAGCACCCGGCCACCCATCGCCCCGGTGGGACTCCTATAGAAAAGGATGTAAGTCATGAACTACAAACCAAACCCCGCTGATGCCCTCAACGTCCGTCACCTTGATGTCGAACCGCGCCGGATGGACAGGCCGTGTTACGTTATGAGCGAGGATGACCAGAACGAGCTTAAATCCGCCGTTTTTGCCCTCAGGGCCATCCTGTTCATAGCGTGCGAAAGCAAAGCCACGGTGAATATGGACGATCTTTCCGGATTGCTGAGCGTGCTGCACAACAGCTTTGAGTACGTGCTGGACAACCTGCAACTTGAGCCGTCCGCGTAGCCTTTTCCTCCCCAGCCAAAAGCGTGGGATGGTTCAATTGGAGCAAAGCCATGAACTACCTCACATACAAGGGATATACCGCAGTCATGGAATACGATGCAGAAGACCGTCTGCTTGTCGGACGGCTGTCTGGCATCAAAGATCGTGTAATCTTTCATGGCGAGTCTGTCGCAGAATTTGAGCGCAATTTTCACGAATCCGTTGATGGTTATATCGAAAGCTGCGCCCATTTTGGGAAAGACCCGGAAAAACCCGTCAGTGGACGCTTGATGCTGCGCGTTCCACCTCACGTTCATTGCGCGGCGCTGGCGGCGGCAAAGGCCAGCGGGCAAAGCCTGAACCAGTGGGCTGCCGTTGCGCTTCTGAACGCAGCCGGACAAACAACCACCGCTTGATTGCTTCGATACACGCCGCATGTTGTTCAGATAGGATTTACAACACCCGGCGGTTAATTTTTTTAACTCCCCGCGCGACACTTGCTCATCCTCAAGCCACAACCGGAGAGCAAGATGCCCACCGACTTCCACCACGGCGTGCGCGTCATCGAAATAAACGAAGGCATCCGCCCGATCCGAACCGTCGCCACTGCCGTAATCGGGCTGGTTGCCACGGCGGACGATGCAGACGCGGAGACCTTCCCGCTCGATACGCCCGTACTTATTACAAACGTATTCAGCGCCATCGGCAAGGCGGGCACGTCCGGCACGCTTGCCCGTGCGCTGGATGCCATTGCCGACCAGTCAGCCCCTGTCATCGTTGCCGTTCGCGTTGAGGAAGGCCAGGGCGGAACGCCAGAGGAAGCCGCCGCCAGCCAGACCAGCAACGTCATCGGCACGGTCACGGCGGAAGGAAAATATACCGGGATGCAGGCCCTGCTTGCGGCAGAGGCCGCGCTCGGCATCAAGCCCCGCATCCTCGGTTGCCCAGGGCTGGACACCGCAGATGTCACCGCCGCGCTGGCGGGCATCGCCCAGAAGCTCCGCGCCTTTGCCTACGCGGCTTGCTCCGGCAACAAGATAGAAGATGCCTTCGAGTACCGCGAAAACTTCGGCCAGCGGGAGCTGATGCTGATCTACGGCGATTTCAAGAAGTGGGATACAGCCACCAACAAGTCCGACATCAGCATGGCGGTTGCCCATGCCTTGGGGCTGCGGGCGAAGATCGACGAAGAAATCGGATGGCACAAGACCCTCTCGAACGTTGCGGTCAACGGCGTCACCGGCATCACGAAGGATATTTATTGGGATTTGCAGGACCCGAACACCGGCGCAGGGCTGCTCAACGCCCACGAGGTCACAGCCCTGATCCGGCGCAATGGCTACCGCTTCTGGGGCAACCGCACCTGTTCCGACGATCCGCTATTCGCGTTTGAGAACTACACGCGCACCGCGCAGGTCTTGGCCGACACCATTGCCGACGCGCATATGTGGGCGACCGACAAGCCCCTGACACCGACCTTGGTCAAAGACATCCTCGAAGGGATCAACGCGAAGTTCCGCGAGTTGAAAAGCAGCGGCTACATCATCGATGCCAACTCCTACTACGACGCCGAGATCAACACCAACGCCACGCTGAAGGACGGGAAGCTCTACATCGACTACGACTACACCCCCGTCCCGCCGCTTGAAAACCTCATGTTCCGGCAGCGCATCACCGACCGCTACCTGCTCGACTTCGCCGACCGGATCAACAAGTAAGGAGCCGAAAAATGGCCTTGCCCCGCAAGCTCAAAAACTTCAACGTCTTCTACAACGGGGACAACTTCATTGGCCTGTGTTCCGAGGTCGAGCTGCCAAAGCTCACCAGAAAGACAGAGGAATACCGGGGCGCTGGCATGCCCGGCCCAGTCAGTGCCGACCTCGGCATGGAAAAGATGGAAATGACGCATACCTACGGCGGCTTCATGCGGGAAATCTACCGCGAGTTTGGCGTCAGTTCCGCATCCGGTGTGCTCATGCGCTTCGCTGGCGCGTACCAGCGCGACGACTCGGGAGATGTGGATGCCGTAGAGGTTGTCGCCAGGGGCAGGCATACCGAAATCGACCCCGGAAGCGCGAAGGCGGGCGACGACTCGGAATTCAAAGTGACCTCCGCCCTCAGCTACCTCAAGATCACCGTCAACGGGGTGAGTGAAGTAGAGATCGACTTTGAAAACTTCATTGAAACCATCGGCGGCGTCGACCGGCTTGCCGAGCAACGCGCCGCAATTGGCCTGTGAGGAAAACATGGAAGAAATTACCCTCGAATACCCTATCAGCCGTGGCGACACGCAAATTGAGAAGATCACCCTCTCCAAGCCATCCGGTACGGGCTGGCTGCGTGGGATCAAACTGCTCGACCTTATCCAGGCCGACACGGACGCCCTCACTGCCGTGTTGCCGCGCCTCACTGCGCCAGCACTTACAGAAGCCGAGATACGGGTCAAGCTCGACCCGTATGACCTGATGCAAGCCGCAAATGTGGTGGCCGGTTTTTTTACGAAGAAATCCGAACAGGCCGGGAGCGTGGAATCCCCGCCTGCGTAGAAGACCTTTGGGCAGACATCGCCATCACGTTTCACTGGCCGCTTCCAGAACTTGAAAGGCTTGGATTGCGCGAGCTGCTTGAATGGCACGAACGCGCCCGCGTCAGATCGGAGATTGAGAAGTAATGGCCATTGAAGACCCCGTCCGTGCCCCCGGCATTGACCTCTCGCTGCTGCCGCCGCCCGATGTTATCGAGGCGCTCGACTTTGAGGCCATCTTTGCCAGCCGAAAAGCCCGCCTGATCGAACTCACCCCTGCTGTGCAGCGGGCAGACGTTGCCGCCACGCTTGCCCTGGAGACGGAGCCGGTCACGATCCTGCTGCAAGAAATGGCCTACCGGGAACTGCTGCTCAGGAGCCGCATCAACCAGGCGGCGCGGCAATGCTTTCTGGCCTCGGCCACTGGCACGAACCTTGACCACCTTGCTGCCCTCTATGGCGTCAAGCGCCTCGTCACTGACCCTGGCAATCCAGACGCCATCCCGCCCATCGCGCCAACTTACGAGGACGCTGCCCATCTTCGCGCCCGCACACAGCTTGCCGTCGAAGGCATGAGCACGGCAGGCCCGGCAGAGAGCTACCGCTACCATGCCCTGAGCGCACATGGCGACGTGGAGGATGCCAACGTGACCAGCCCCGCACCGGCGCAGGTGCTTGTGAGCATCCTCGGCAGGACAGGCGACGGGGTTCCAGAGCAGGCTGTGCTCGATGCCGTCAATGAACGCCTCAGCGCCCGGGACATCCGCCCCCTGACAGATCAAGTCACCGTCCAGCCGGTTGAAATCGTCCCCTATGCCGTCGACGCCACGCTCACCCTGTACCCCGGCCCATCGCCGGAGCCGGTCATTGACGCGGCGCGTGTTGCGCTGGCCGCTACCCTGTCCGACCTTCGGCGGATCGGCTACGACATCCCGCGTTCCGCCATCTTTGCCGCGCTCCACCAGCCCGGAGTCCAGAGCGTTGAAATCCGCGCCCCTGCCGACGATCTGGACATTGGTGAAACGCAGTGCGGGCGGTGCGTCGGCGTCAACATCGAACTGGCGGGCGTCCACCGTGTCTGACCGCCTCCTTCCCCCGAACAGCACGGCGATTGAACGCGCCCTTGCGGGTACGCCGGACGAGGAACTGCTCGCCCCGGAACTGCTCGCCAGCCTGTGGGATGCCACGAAATGCCCAGCCGCCGCATTGCCTTGGCTCGCCTGGGCGCTTTCCGTCGACGAGTGGGACACCGCATGGAGTGAGGCGGAACAGCGCCGCGTCATCGCGGAAAGCATCCAGATTCACCGCAAAAAAGGCACACGCGGCGCGGTCGAGCTGGCGCTTGCCTGTCTTGGGCATACCGGGAAGATTACCGAATGGTGGCAGATGTCCCCGCCCGGGGAGCCTCATACCTTCCTTGCCGACGTTGAGGTCGACAACCGTGGCATCGACCTTGCTGTGCAGGGGGCAATTGAGCGCCAGATCATGGCCGTCAAACCTGCCCGCAGCCACTTCGCCATGCGGCTGGTCGGCAGCACGCGCGGCAATATCCGGCTGGCTGCCACCGCCTTGACCGGCGAAGACATCACCATTTACCCCTACATGGCTACCGAGGCCGAAGCCCCTCCCGCCCTCATCACCATTGGCGCGGCGGTGCATACATGGGAAACCATCACCATTTACCCGAAAGGAGCCTGACATGCTCATCTATACCTACGACCCTGCCACAGGCGAATACCTGAACGAGGCCGCCGCGCAGGAATCCCCGCTTGAACCCGGCAAGCCCCTGCTCATGGGCAACGCCACGCAGGAAGCGCCCCCCGAGGCATCACCCGGCACGGTTGCTTGCTGGACAGGCAGCGCCTGGGAACTGCGGGAGGATCATCGCAGGTCAAAACGCTGGTCGATAAAAGATGGCTCGCCCGTCACCGTCGAGAAAATCGGCCTGCTGGCAGAAGCTGCGCCGGACACAACGGACAAGGAACCGCCCGAAGTCCCGCGCGGGCACAAGCTGAAATGGGCAAGCAAGAAATGGGCGCTGGTGGAGCCTGACCCAGCAGACGTGATCCGGTGGAAGATCGACGACATCGAAGCAACGATCACACCGCGCCGGATGCGCGAAGCCTCGCTTGGGATCGACGGTGGATGGCTTGCCGCGCGGGACGAAGAAATCGCCGCGCTACGGGCGCAGATGTGAGTGGGAGCGCCTCTTGTACACGCTTCAACTGAACTGCGGCGGGGCTATGATGTTCAATCCTTGTCCCTCCTCGATGCAATCCAGCCGCCAAAAAGAGCTGCGCCGATCAAGGGCAGAGGGTCATAACGTGCTGCTGCGCTGCGCGCTGCGCGGCGCTCATCCCTCTCCATCCGTTTGATCATCTTCTTGGTTTCTTTCCATTCCTTGTCTGCGTCATGTTCGCAGGTTTGCGGCAATAAAATGGGTCTTACAGTGCCATGCGCTTTGTGCCAGAGGTTCACTGCAGCATCGATAGCCGTCACAACAACAGCAGCGGCAGGCATGAAAAAGACGACTGTCAAAAAAATGGAGACGTAAATGTTGCCCGTAAAGAGATGCGAAACCCAGAAACCAAGGGCAAGCGCGGCTACAGAAGCCACCAAAATACACCCGCCAATAATCTCGTCCCTGAGCATGATCGCTACCTCCTGTCAAAATTATAAAGTATAGAGCAAAATGCCGAACAATCTCGCGTTAACCATCACATTGGGCGCAGTCTCAGGTAGTGCGATGGCTGCCTTTGGGAGCCTTCAGAAATCGCTTGATAAGTGCAAGCGATCAACGGCGTTACTGAGCATCGAGAATAAAAAACTTGGGGAAAGCATCCAACAGGCAATTGCAAACAGATCCCCTGTTTCTTACATTGCACACATGACGCGAGAATATGAAAAGCAGGAAAGGGTAATCGAAGGGCTGAAACTCAAAACGCGGGAATTATCTCGCGTTCAGAACTATGTCGCCGCGCAAAAACAGAAGCGGGAAGAGTTGCGCGGGCAGATCATGGAAACCGCCGGATTAGCCTATCTCGTATCCAAGCCGCTGAAAGTTGGTATCGAATTTGAAGCCAGCATGAGCAAAGTACAGGCACTCACGCGGTTGGACAAAAATTCGACTGAAATGAAGGCTCTCACTGATCAAGCGCGGCAACTTGGTGCGCAGACATCCTTCACCGCATCTGAAGCTGCGCAGGCTCAGGGTTTTCTTGCTATGGCGGGCTTCAAGCCAGAGCAAATTTTGAAATCCATGCCAAGCATGCTTGATCTTGCCAAGGCAGGTGGCGTGGATTTACAACGCACGGCGGATATTGCCTCAAACATCCAGACAGCCTTCGGCCTTGATGCCTCGCAAATGACGCGTATTTCAGACACGCTTACGATGGCATTTACAACGTCAAACGTTGACCTCAATATGCTTGCGGAGAGCATGAAATACGCAGGCCCTGTCGCAAAGGCGTTAGGCGTCTCGCTTGAAGAAACTTCCGCCATTGTTGGCATGCTTGGGAACGCTGGTATTCAGGGCAGCATGGCGGGGACAACAATGCGAAACGCACTAAACAACCTTACGGGTTCCGTACCAAATGCAGATAAAATACTCAAAAAACTCGGCGTGACAACAAAGGATGCTCAAGGGAACATGCGTTCTTACCCTGAAATCCTTTACAACATCGCCAAAGCAACAGAGGGTATGGGGAATGCGGAACGCGCAAATACCCTGACAAATATTTTTGGCATCCGTGCGGCTCCTGGAATGATGGCGGTGTTGAGCGATGCTGAAAAAATCAAGCCATATATCGATGCCGTCAAAAACTCCGAAGGTGCGGCAGCAAAAACCGCTGCCGTCATGGGGAACAACACAGAGGGCGCTTTGAAAGAAATGGAGTCCGCTTGGCAGGATTTGAGCATATTCCTCACGGACACAGAAAAAGGCCCACTGACTGAACTGATCCGATCCTTCGCAGAACTGTTGCGCGGGGTTTCCGCTTTCGTAAAAGAAAACCCGGTTCTGTTCAGTTGGATAATAAAAATAGGTGTCGGGCTTTTAACAATGCGAGCTGCTTGGCTTGCGACAAGTTACGGCATTTCGCTTTTCAAAACGGGTTTATTAAGCTTGAAAGCAGGATTTCAAATATTCCAAACGATGAAACTTTTGTCATCAGTTATTGGCATCAAGGCAGCGTTTTTTGCAGTGGTATCGCCTGTTGGTTTGGTCGTAGCTGCCATAGCTGCCGTAGTTGCCATAGCCTTCCTCATCTATAAATATTGGGAGCCGATCAAAGGGTTTTTCGTTGGACTGTGGGACGGAATCGTTGGCTTCTTCTCCAGCGGCATCGAAAATATCACCGCAAGCATATTAAATTGGTCGCCGCTGGGGATGTTTTATAGAGGGTTTGCCTCGCTCATGAGTTGGTTCGGCGTGGAGCTTCCGGGAAATTTCTCGGAGTTTGGCGCGAACATCCTCAACGGCCTGATCGGCGGACTCACGGCAGGATGGAACAAGGCAAAAGAGTTCGTCGTCAACTTGGGCGAAAACATCAAAGGCTGGTTCTGCGAGACGCTCGGCATCAATTCCCCTTCGCGCGTGTTCATGGAGTTTGGCGGCTTCACTATGCAGGGGCTGGCCGATGGCCTAAAAACTGCCGCGTCGCTGCCGCTTGCCGCTATGCAGGCGGCGGTTGCCCCGATGGTCGCAGCCGGTTCCATTGCCGTGGCGTCCCCGGCGATGGCCGCGCCAGTTGGGGGTGGAAGCAGCACGGTTTCCGTCACCGTCAACGTTTATCCCGCCCCCGGCATGGACGAAAAGGCACTGGCCGAGCTTGTCGCCCGGAAGATTGCAGACGCCCAGCGCGCCGCCGATGCCAGCCGCCGAGCACGGTTGTCGGATTCAGACTGACGACTCCTCCCGTGTCGTCCCCACCGCTGCAGAAGACCGCGCACGAAACGTCACGCTATTTCCTGCCGTGAAATTCTGACGCATCAAAACTTGATACAGGCCATCAGGGCTGTATTGCGTGTTCGGTTTTCAGCAGCTGTCGGAACAATTTTGGAAGCATCAAAAGAAAATGTGAGGTATCCAGAATAACTTGAAGTACCCGCTGTTTGACTTTTTTGATTTGCTACCGAAAAAGCACCAGATGCTGATGAAAACGCACCTGAATTTCCCTGTACGGAAGCGTTAACAGACCCAGAAATATTTCTGATCGCATCCTCCTGCCACGTCCCGAAAACGCGCCCTGCATCCGCCCCGCGCCCGGCATCCCAAGCCCGGAGGAATTCCCCGCGCAAGTCATAAACGGCGAATGTGCCGTCGCCGTTATCCTTGACGGCCACTGTCCCCGCTACCCATGTTCCAGCAGAAACCAGCAGGCCAGTATGGACAGCCCAATTCCATAGGGCGGTGTAGGCAGCCTTGGATAGATTGCTCGCCCCGCTGGGAATGAAACCCTTTCGCGCCGTGGGTTGGGCATCTAATTCTGGTTTGCCGACTAAACGGCTGGCGTAGCCAATGTAGCCCGCGCCGTTTGCCGTAAATTCCTGCCACGTCATGATGCTATTGTAAGCATCGTGCCAGATGGGGCCGATGTTCTCATTGGGCAGTGCGTCGCTTTCCGAAAGCCAATGGATACGGCCTGAAATCATTCTGTTTACGGAAATGAATTCTTGATCGACGTATTCGGCCAGCGTTGAAACAGATTCCCTTATGTCATTATGTGCCAGCGAATCAACCGGGTGACTGATCGGCGCGTAGAGGTCTGGGTGCGGGTTCTTGCTGCTGCTGTGCGCCGCAATCGCCTGTTCGACGTTTTTCTGGGTTGCCACCACCACGCTCGGGTCGACCTTCAACTCAACCAGCGAGGCATTCGAGACCTGAAGGATCATCCGGATGGAGATGTCTTTTGCAGCGCCCTCCGAAAGATGCGGCTTGTAGGTCTCTGGAAAATTTGAATACGACAGCAGGTTTTTCCCTGGGTTGTTCTGGGTTTCCTGTATGTTTTGCATGTTCAGGCCGCCGATCAGGCCCGCTTCACGGATCGTCCAGCCGCCGACGTTCGCAGGGAGTACGGATTCGACAATCAGCCAGCTCGGGTTGTCCGTGTCCTGCGAAATCGACGTGACAGGCACGCGGAACACCTCGTTCACAAGCCCTGTGACGTTCTCGGTAGGGGTCACGTGCGCGCCGCCGCCGTCGCCGACGGCGATGTGCGTGATGGGCACACTCACGCCGAAAACTTGTCCGTTAATCAGGTTTGCTGCGCCCAACGAGGTGAGCAGCGTGTGGAAGGTAAGCGTTTCTGCTGGCATGGCGGGTTCTCCTGTTTCGTGCGGAGTTTCGTCCCGAGCATGCGCGGTATAAATCAATTAGTGTTGTATATCGAAAAAAGACAACTCTAATCAATTGATGGCATTGGTGCACCGGGAAATGATATGCGCTACTCAAATTCATTTCCACCCTGAAAAACGGTTGAGGTCGCAAACCATGCCTACTACGAAGCCTTTTGCAGTTGCCACCGAGGGCAATACCATCGACGGGCGCAGCATCCCACGGTCAATGATCGAGGATATGGCAAAGAGTTACGACCCTGCGGTATATACCGCGCTGGTCAATCTTGAACACTTCATTTCGGCCTATCCGGATTCCGATTTCTCGGCCTTCGGGAAAGTTATCTCGCTCTCTACCCGAGAGATTGACATCCTCGGCGATAAAAAACTGCAATTGATGGCCGTCGCGGAAGTGTCGGATGCGGCAGCCGAAATGCAGTACCGTGGCAAAAAAGCCTTTGCTTCCGTTGAGATCATGCCTAATTTCATCGGCAAGGGCATGAGCTACCTTGTCGGCCTTGCGCTAACGGATACCCCTGCATCGGTTGGGACGGAGCCCATGCGCTTTTCGGCCTTTGAGAAGGGCGAAAACGCTGCTTTCCATAACGAGACCGTTTTCGATATTGAAGACGCGAAACCCACCGAAGCGCCGGAAACTTCCGCCGTGACTTTTATTGAAAAAGTCATGGGCTATTTCCGAACCAAATACGATAACGATTTCAATGCTGAAATCAAATCGTGCCAATCCGCCATTTCTGAAATAGCGGGGAAAGTGGGCGCGATGCTCGAAAAACTCACCAGCCTGGAACAAAAAGTAAACACGCTGGAAGTCACCGTTCCTGGCTTCTCCGCATTGCAAACGGAGCTTTCCGAGCTGAAAGAGCATCTGGAGAGCACCCCAAACACACCGCCCCGCCCGCATGCCACTGGCGCGAGCGGCGCAAAGACTGACTGCTGAACACAACGGAGCACACCATGAGAAACGAAAGCCGCATCCAATTTGACGCCTACATGGCGCGGATTGCCGAACTGAACCACGTTGCAAACGCTGCAACGCGGTTTTCGGTGGAGCCGTCCGTGCAGCAGACGCTGGAACAGAAAATTCAGGAATCCAGCGAATTCCTCGGGCGTATCAACAACGTTGGCGTCATCGAGCAGCAGGGCGAAAAGATCGGCCTGGGCATCGGCTCCACCATCGCCAATACCGTCGACACCCGGCTCCCGGAAAAACGCCGCGTGCCGTTCGACCCCACCGCGCTGGCTTCCAACAAATACGAATGCACACAGACGAACTTCGATACCGCCCTCCGGTACGCGAAGATCGACTCATGGGCAAAGTTCCCTGATTTCCAGAACAAGCTCCGCGACGCCATCATCAAGCGTCAGGCGCTCGACATCATTACCATCGGTTTCAATGGCGTATCACGCGCCGATACCAGCAACCGTGAAGCAAACCCTCTCCTTCAGGACGTCAATAAAGGCTGGCTCCAGCACATCCGGGAGGATGCGCCCGCCCGCGTCATGAGCGACGGTGCGGAAGAAGGCGTGCTGCATGTTTATGATGGCGGGGATTACGCCAACCTCGACGCGCTGGTGTTTGACGCGGTCAATGAACTGATCGACCCTTGGTATCGCGAGGATACCGAGTTGGTGGTGGTCCTCGGGCGCGGCCTCTTTGCCGATAAGTATTTTCCGCTCATCAACACCACGCAGCCGCCCTCCGAGACGCTGGCGCTCGACCTGCTGGTGAGCCAGAAGCGCGTGGGCGGGCTGCAGACCGTCCGCGCCCCGTACTTTCCTGACGGCACGATCCTGATTACCCGTCTGGACAATCTCTCCCGGTATTACCAGGAAGGCGCGCGCCGCCGTCACATCAAGGACAACCCAGAGAAGGACCAGATTGAGAACTACGAGTCCTCTAACGACGCCTACGTGGTCGAAGACTACGGCTGCGCGGCGTTGATTGAGAACATCGTCACCGCCAAGGCACAGGAGCCTTAAGCATGTTGATGCCATCCCCTGCCCGCCGCCACCGCGAACGTGTTGCCGCCCGCATTGCCCATGCGGCGGCGCGCGACAGGCTCGCGCCCATCGAAAATGCCAAGCCTTACGCGCTGATGCTGGCAAAGCTCGACGCCGACATGCGGCGGCTGAAGCAAATCCAGTCCGTTGCAAAGAAGATCGACCTCAAGCGCCAGATATTGCCGGAGTATGATGCCTGGGTCGATGGGGCGCTGGAAACGAACAGCGGCGAGCAGGATGACATCCTCACCAACATCATGGTGTGGCGGCTGGATACCGAGGATTTCCCCGGCGCGCTCCGCATCGCTGAATATGTCCTGAAGAACGACATCAAGCTGCCCGCCCGGTACAACCGCAACGCGGCCTGCCTGGTCGCCGAAGAAATCGCGGACGCCGCGAAACGGGCGCTGGACGAGGGCCGCCTCGTAAATGGCTTTGAAATCACGATGGACAACGCCCTTGGCGCGGCCAGCATCCTCACTGCCGGGATGGACATGCCGGACGAAGTCCGGGCAAAGCTGCATAAATCCAGCGGCCTCGTGCATGAGGTCATTGGAAGGCACACGACGGCCTTGGGGCACCTGAAAACCGCGCTGGAATTCAACTCAAATGCAGGTGTGAAGAAAGACATCGAGCGCATGACACGGATCATCAAGAACACGCCCGCATCCGCCGACACGGCGGGCGCGGGTTAACCGGGCGATACCACGCACCCGGACGGCAGGGGGGAGAGGGCTGGACGTCACCCCCTCAAGCCTTATCCCCCCTCCACCGTCCGACTATCCATGCGCTTCGCGCCTCCCCTCTACTGGGGAATGAAACCATGACATTCGTTGCCGCTGCCCCTGCAAAACCTGCCAAAGACCTGCCGCGCCACCCTTTCTGGCCTGCAGTCAATCCCGATACGTTCCGTGATGTGATGCGGGTAGACGGCACGGTGAGCACGGCGCGGCTTATCCATGCGCTTACCGAAGCGGTGGTCTACATCAACAGCGAACTCAAGGCGTGGCGTATCGCCAGGGAGGCGGCTGGATGCCTGTCGCTCGATGCCGTGCCGGACGAAGACACCGCCCGCTTGCCATACCTCTACTGCCGCGCCGTTTATGAATACGCCACGGCTGACCTGATGGAACGCTACCTGCGATTTGATGCCACCGGGGACGCGCAGCAGCGCGCCGAAGGTCAAGCGCCAGCCATCGAGAACCACCGGCGCAACGCTTTCTGGGCAGTCCGCGACATCAAGGGCGAAGCCCGCTCGACGATGGAACTGATATGAGCACCGCACGCGCCCGCCAACTGGAACCGATAGACGCCCTCTGCTTTCGTGTGCTTGGGCGCACGGCTGGCGTGGTGGAAACAACGCTTGAACTTAACCCTGGACTTGACCGCCACGCGCTGTTGCCGGAGGGCTTCCCCGTGCGCTTGCCGGATGCGCCAAAAATTCAGGCGCGGAAACTCGTCAACCTTTGGGACTGAGCATGAATACGGAAATACAGTCTGAAATTGCCAAATCCAGCGTCAAAGTCGCGCCGCCCGTTGCCGTGTCTGCTTTCGACATCATCATTGGAAATATCGACAAGGTGGTAATGGTGGTCACGCTGGCCTACACGCTGCTGATGCTTGTCCATCTTGTCTATAAATTTGCATGGGACATCATCGACCGCCGACGCCAGGAGCGTGTCCGGGCAGAGAGCAAGCGCACGGCAAGGGGGGGTGATGGCAACCCGTAGCCTGTCCGAAAAGATCGTTTGGGGCGTTGCGGCGATCAGTGCCGCCGGGATCGCCTTTAGCCTCCAGTACGAGGGCGCTCCGCAGCCAGACGCGACCGAAGCAAGGGCGATTGTCCCGGTAAAAGGAGACCCGCCGACGCTCAATGTCGGCGGGCTTACGTACTACCCGAGCACGGGCAAGCGCGTACAACTTGGCGACCGTGTGCCGATTGGGCAGGCCGTCCTTGAATTCTCGCTGGCCACCAGCGAAAACGCGGCGTGTGTCCGCCGATCCTGCCCGGAGTGCGAAACGGCGCAGCCGCTTTTCGACCTGGCCGGGGACTTCGTGCACCAATTCGGATGCCAAAGGTGGAAGGAATCAAGCCTCCTTATGCTTGCCAGGGCTGGCCGCAATGTCGAGCACTGCGAGTTCTATCTCCGCTACCGCTTTGTCAGGACATTCGACTGCGCGACACCGGGCAACAAGGTTTGCGCGGGGGTCTGGACACGGGCACAGGCGCGCGCCGCGCTTTGCCACGCAGCGATCAAAAAATGACGTCATTAAAGGCTCTGATTATTGCGATTGCCATTGCCATCACAGGGGCTTGTGGCGGCTGGCTTGCCAATGACTGGCGGCTTAACGGAAAAATCGCCCGCATCAATGAAGCGCATGCAGATGCCTTGCGCATTTCCGCCGAAACCGCCATTGCAACGCAGCGGAAATGGGAAACCACCGCGAGCCAAGCCTTGGCGCGTGAGGCTGAAGCTATAAAACGGGGTAAGGAAAAAGATGACAAAATCCGCAAACTCACTTCTGGCCGCCTGTGCCTCAGCTCTGACATTGTGCGCATGCTCAACGAGCGCAGTGCCGCCCATGTGTCCGCAGCCACCGGCGAGCCTTCTCGCGCCGATGCCGGAACTTCCCCCGATCCCGATGACGGGCAGTGGGCTACGGATGCAGATGTTGCCATATGGGCAAGACACGCCCGCACCCAATACGACGCCTGCCGCAACAGGGTCAATGCCATGAGAAGTTTTTACGAATGATTAAGCCCGAGTCGCTTCGTGCTGCGCTGTCCGCCGCATGCCCGGAACTCGCACGGAACCCCGAAATGCTATCCGTGCGCATCGAGCGCGGGGAAGTCCATAGCACCATGCACGGCGGGCTGTCATTCGAGTATCAATACGATCTGGTCGTTCTGGTCATGGACTACGCAGGGCATGCCGACATGCTTTTTCTGCCCATTGTCGCGTGGCTTCAGGAAGAACAGCCGGACATCCTACTGAACCCCGACAGGCGGCAGGATTTTGCGTTCGAGGTCGACGTGCTCGATGCCGGGAAGTGCGACATCGAGATACACCTTGCCAAACTCACCGAGCGCGTGGTCGTGTCGCTCGCGCTTGCCACGCAGCCAGAGGCAGAACAGGGCGAAGGCTGCAGCGACGGTGGAGGCGGAGGGCATGGCGTGGAGTCCGAAATGATCCGCATCCCCATTCCGGAAGGTCTGACAGGCCCCGGCACGGTTGCCACCGTCCGGCATGTTGCCGAGCCGCCCGCTGCCCCGGAGCGGCAGATCGAGAGGTGGGAGTTCTGGATCGACAGCAAGCTCGTCCGCACATTCGACGCGCCGCCGTTTGACGGCCCATCTACACCGTGACCGAGATTGCCCCTCCCGCCCTGATCCCAAAAGAGGTGGATGACTACGAGCCGCGTTTCCGGGCGCGCACCCTGTACTGGCTCGGCTGGCGGCTGGCGGCCATCGCGGATTTTATCCATGTGCCGTTCCCAACGGTCTCGTCATGGAAGCGACGCGACAAATGGGACGAAGCCTCACCTGTTGAGCGGGTGGAAAGCTCGCTCGAAGCGCGGCTTATCCAGCTTGTCATGAAGGATGGAAAGGAAGGCGGCGACTACAAGGAAATCGACCTGCTCGGGCGGCAACTGGAACGTGCCGCCCGGATCAGGAAGTACAGCGCGGGCGGAAACGAAGCCGACCTGAACCCGAAGGTTGCCAACCGCAACGCCGCCCCAAAAAAGAAGCCCATCAGAAACACGGTGAACGAGGAACAGGCCGCGCAGTTGAAACAGGCATTCATGGAGTCGCTTTTCGGCTATCAGAAGGCATGGCACGATGCGGGGCTGAAACACCGGGTGCGGAACATCCTCAAGTCCCGGCAGATCGGCGCGACGTGGTACTTCGCCCGTGAGGCGCTGATAGACGCCATCGAGACCGGGCGCAACCAGATATTTTTGAGCGCATCGAAAGCACAGGCGCATGTGTTCAGGCAGTACATCGTCGCGTTCGCCGCCGATGCCGGGGTGGAACTGACCGGCTCGCCCATCATCCTTTCCGGCAACGGCGCGGCGCTCTATTTCCTTGCGACCAACGGAAAAACCGCGCAGAGCTACCACGGGAACCTGTACTTCGATGAGTATTTCTGGGTAGGGAAATTTACTGAGCTGCGCAAGGTTGCTTCCGGCATGGCGCTCCATAAAAAGTGGCGCTCGACCTACTTTTCAACGCCATCGAGCATCAACCATGAAGCCTATCCGTTCTGGAATGGCGACGCGTTCAACCGGCGCAGGGCAAAGGACGCGCAGGCGATATTTGCCACATCCCATGAGGCCCTCGCGGAGGGCGCGGTCGGCCCTGACAAACACTGGCGGCAGATCGTCACGGTGGAAGACGCCATTGCCGGGGGCTGCGGGCTTTTCGACCTTGATGACTTGAGGCTCGAATACGGCCCGGAGGAATACGCCAACCTACTGATGTGCCAGTTCGTCGACGACACGGCCAGCGTGTTCCCGATGGCGCTGCTGATGCGGGCGATGGTCGACAGTTGGGACGCCTGGGAGGATTACCGCCCCTTTGCGCTGCGCCCATTTGGGGAAAAGGATGTATGGGTCGGCTACGACCCCTCGTCGACCGGGGACAGCGCGGCCATGGTGATCGTCGCGCCGCCCGAGAAGCCAAACGGCAAGTTCCGGCTGCTGGAGCGCGAGCAGTTCCGGGGGCTGGATTTCCAGTCACAGGCCCAGGCAATCCGGGGCGCATGCCTACGCTACCACGTCACGCACATCGCCATCGACGCAACGGGGATGGGTCAAGGCGTGTTTGAACTGGTTCGCCAGTTTTTCCCAGGCGCCCGTGCCATCCATTACTCGATCGAAACAAAAACCGGGCTGGTTCTCAAAGGGCTGGACGTGTTCAACAAGGGGCGGGTCGAGTTCGATGCCGGATGGGCGGACATGGCGCAATCCTTCATGGCCATCAAGAAGGCTTCTACGGAATCCGGGCGGGCGATGACGTTCAAGGCGGACCGTTCCGCCGCAACCTCGCACGCCGACCTTGCCTGGGCAACGTTGCACGCCCTCTACAACGAACCGCTGGCCGGTGCACGGGAAGGCGAGACGGGCGCAAGTTTCATGGAGTTTGCGTGATGGGTCAGGCCGTTGTCATCGCTGTATCCGTGTGCAATTCCAACACCGTGGTTTCAGGCGTGGAAGGCGCGCGCGAAATAACCTTGAATGGCACGTTGGCGTCCATCACCGCCCTGGGGCGCAGAATGGCGACCTTCAGGAGCACTTCCGCTGCGCCGGAGGGGTTGCGGCGGCCTTGTTCCCACTCCTGCAATGTGCGTACAGATATTCCGAGCATTTCGGCAAACATGGACTGTGAGAGGCCAAGCCTGTGCCGCGCCTCGGAAGCCAGTGTACCTCCGGTGCGTTCGGTATCGACAAGGGTAACGCGGCCGATTTTTCCAGCCTTCCACTGTCGGATGGATTCCAATATCTCCAGCCCCAGTTCTTCACTGGTCATTTCACGTTCAGTCATTTTGCAATTCCTCCACGATAGCTTTCAGGATGTGCGCCGGGATGTTTTCTTGTACCGCTTTCGCGTAAATCGTCAACAACAGTATTTCCCCGTGAGCGAGCCTGTTGAAGTAAATCACCCGCACCCCGCAGCTTTTCCCCGTACCGCTGCGTTTCCATCACACTTTCCTGCAGCCGCCAGCGCCGGGCACTACGTCGCCAGCGAAAGGATTGACAGCCAACCACGCGCAGAATTCGCCGTGCTCGTCTTCAGACCAGATTCCTTTGGCCTTTGCGGAAAAAAGCGGGCTTTCAGAAATTGTGTACATGGTTTGATTGTACGTCAAAGACGTATAACCGCAAGAGGAAAAATAAGATGAGTGCGGATACCCACATCGAAGGCGTGACAGAAGTCAATATGGCGCTCGACGGCCTGATTGCCGCGCTGTCCCCGGCAGGGCGGCGAAAACTCGGACTGAAGCTCGGTTTTTTCGCTCGCCGAATAAACATAAAGCGCATCGCTGCCGGTGTTTCGCCGGACGGTACGCCATTTGTACCAAAGAAAGTGCAGAAGCAAGAGGCAGAGAAGCGCAGAACGTTCCTCTATAAAAAGAAAGGGAGCGATCAGGAAAAATACTACGATGTCACAAGCATCGGACATGACGGTAAAGTATTTACTGGATGGAGCAACACGTCAGGTGGGATTCGGACGTTTGTAAAAAAGAAGGTCAGAACAATCTCGATGACGCCAGGCGGAAAGAAAAACAGGAAGCCAAAATTCAGAAAGCTGTTCCAGAAACTCCGCGTTGCGAAAAACCTGCGCTTCACCGTGACGAAAGATGCCGTGACATTGACGTTTTCGCCAGAAGAAAAGGCGCGCATAGCCGCCGTCCATCACTTTGGGCTACGCGACAAGGTTTCGACAAAAAGAAAAAACAGCCCGACGTATACCTACCCGAAACGCCCGCTACTCGGGTTTTCCAGTAAAGATATGGACGCGATAAAAGACCTGATCTATGAGCACGTTGAAAAGGAATTCGGCTGATGTTGTGTAGCGTGAAAAATTGCTCAGCGCCTAGATAATCCGGTCTTTCGACACCCGCGCCTGTTATTCTCAGGCAGCTTCACATTCCGCCAGCGTGGGGAGGAATGCAATACCCAACTAGTGCCGATTCGTTCTTTTCAGTACAAAAGTGTGTATAATACACACCATGAAAAGCGCTGAACTCATCAAACTTCTTGAACAGGCAGGATGGAAACTCATCAACACGCGCGGGTCGCATCATATTTTCCGCCATGCGCAGCGTCCGGGGCATGTCAGTGTCCCCCACCCACGCAAGGATTTGGGTGTTGGCTTGTTGAAGAAGTTGATGAAGCAAGCAGGAATAGAGGAGCCAAAGCCATGAGATACCCCATAGCAATTGAACCAGGCGACGAGACGCACAGCTTCGGCGTTGTCGTCCCAGACTTGCCTGGGTGCTTTTCTGCTGCTGATAGTGGCGTAGACGAAGCCATTGAAAACGCGAAAGAGGCTATCTCATTGTGGATAGAATCCGCGCTGGAAGAAGGCGAAAACATCCCTGCCCCCTCCAAAATAGAAGCATTGCGACAGAATCCGGAATTCTCTGGGTGGGTGTGGGCCATCGCCGAAGTTGACCCGGCCATGCTGGATGATCGTGTCGAGCGCGTGAATATCACTCTCCCGAGGCGGGTACTGGTACGGCTTGACGATCACGCCCGAGCGAGCGGGCAGACACGCTCCGGGTACATCGCGCACTTGGCCATCATGGCCTGACGGCTGCTGATTTAGCTTACCTTACCAACCGTAACCCGGAAAAATGGGAGTTTAAAGCGGATAGATGGCTGCCATCACCCAAGAAGATACGCGGGCAGCTTACGGAGAACACCGGCTGGCAGACGCGCGTCAACGACGTGATGAAGGAGTGGGTCGCGCGGCATGCGGGCGCGTGAGGGGCGGCGTCGTTGTCTGGACTCCACACGGAATAGCCCAATGCTGATGTTGTCATTCCGTGCGGCACAACATCCGGCTCTCGCGCTCGCGTGGAAAACAGGAAACCATGCGTGGCATGAGTGCCGACCTTTCCCCCGATCAAAACCGCCGCATCGAAAGCATGATCCGCTTCGGCACTGTCACCGCCGTGGACTGCGCGCAAAAACCGCCAATGTGCCGCGCAAAGTCTGGCGGGCTGGCGACTGATTGGCTCAAGTGGGTCACGCCACGCGCCGGGAATGTGCGGGAATGGTCGCCGCCCTCGGTCGGTGAGGAGTGCCTCATCTTCTCGCCCTCTGGCGAAACCGGAGCCGGGGCAATCCTCACCGGGTTTTTCAACGCAGCACACGAGGCGCCGGAAGAGGACGCCAAGGTCACAGCCCGCCATTGGGATGACGGCGCGGTCGAGCGGTATGACCAAGGGGCGCATGAATACCTGCTGCACCTGCCAGCGGGGAAGCTCACGCTGCGGGTCGGCGGCTCGACGCTGGAGATTACGGAAAGCGCCATCATGCTGAAATCCGACAGCATCACGGTCATTGCCCCGCCGATCACGCTGCAAGGCAACGTGGTGATCCTGGGCGGCCTGACAGGGCAGCCGGGTGCGGGCGGCGAAGGCGGGAGCGCCATCTTCCGGGGGCGCATCGACGCGGACGTGGACGTGACCGGCGCAGGCGTCTCGCTCAAGGGGCATACCCATTCAGGCGTCCAGGCAGGCGGCGGGAATACCGGTAAGCCGGTAGGCGGGGGCTAAAGATGTGGCGCGGAATGAATGCGGAAACCGGGCGCTCGATTACCGAGCTTGACCACATTCGCCAGAGCATCCGAAAAATCCTTACGACGCCGACTGGAACAAGGGTGATGCGCCGGGATTTCGGTTCACGGCTGCCCGACCTGGTCGACATGCCCATGACACCCGCGAACAGGCTACGCGTCATTGCCGCGACGGCGGAAGCCATCATGCGGTGGGAGCCGCGCATTCGCGTTTCTCAGGTCACGCTGTCCGCCGAAGTCGCAGCCATGACGGTAACGCTTTCCGGCACGCTTAAGCGCGGTGGGGATGCGGAAATCAGCGTGGCACTGGGGAGGGGGTAGGCGATGGGCATGATGTGCCTCGGTCAATTCGTTTTTGAACTCAAGAGCGCCCCCTATCAGAGCTTGCAACGCCAAATGGGCTGGCGGCATCCGTCGAATGCTCGCGTTGGCTTGCGTCCGGCGCGGCAGTTCATTGGCCCAGACGACGAATCCATCACCGTTTCTGGCGTACTGCTTCCCGAACTGGCGGGCAATTTCCTCTCGCTCGACGAACTGCGCGACATGGCCGATGACGGGGAGGCTTATGTGCTGGTCGACGGGCGCGGGCAACTCTATGGGCGATGGGTAATTGAAAGCCTCGACGAGACGCAGACGGTGTTTTTCCGGGACGGCGTGCCGCGCAAGATCGAATTCTCGCTCGCCCTGAAGCGCGTTGACGACGGCGATAGCGACCTGCTCGATGAAGAAACGGAAACCGCCCGCCGCCTGGTTGTGGAAAAAGACGGCAAACCAAAAGAGGATGCCAAGGCCGGGGACGAAGAAACCGTCGAGGAAGAAACGGCCTATTCCGATGACGGGGCTTATTCCGGCAGGCCGGTGACGGGGATGTTCTGATGGGCGCGGCCAGCTACCCCCGCGCCCTGTGGCGGCTTGCCATTGCGGACAAAGATTTGACCATCGACCTTGCGCCGCGCCTGATGCAGTTGACGCTTACTGACAATCCCGGCCTGGAGGCAGACCAACTAGACCTGACGCTATCAGACGCTGACGGGCTGCTCGACATCCCGGCGCGAGGTGTAAGGCTGTCGCTGGCGCTTGGCCGTAGCGATATGGGGCTGCTTGACAAGGGAAGCTACACGGTCGACGAGGTGGAGCATTCCGGCACGCCCGACCAACTGACCATCCGGGCGCACTCCGCCGACCTGCGCGAGAGCCTACTGACGAAAAAAGAGCGGAGCTGGCACGGAACAACACTTGGGGCCATCGTCCGGAAAATCGCGCAGGAGCACAAACTCAAGCCCGCCATCAGCCCGGAACTGGAAAAGGCAGAAGTCAAGCACCTTGACCAGCAGTCTGAATCTGACGCGAGTTTTCTGACGCGGCTGGCGTTGACATACGACGCGATGGCTACGGTCAAGGATAGCGTGCTGATCTTTTATGCCATTGGGCGCGGCAAAACGATCAACGGCGAGCCGCTGCCTGAAGTGACGGTCACGCGGGCATCTGGGGATCGGCATCGCTTTTCGGTGTCCGACCGGGAAGGCTGTGCAGGGGTATCCGCGAATTACTACGACAAGCAAGCAGGCAAGCAAGGTACGGTGACGATCCGTGAACAGGATTTGAAGAAGGGCCAACAAAAAGACAATGTCGGCGGCAATGCGCAAGCCGAAGGCGGAAAGCTGAAGGTGCTTCGTCATACCTACGCCAGCCGGAAGAATGCGGCGAGGGCGGCAGTATCTGCCTTGAAGAAGGCGCTGCGCGGCGCGAGCACATTCAGCTTGTCGCTTGCCTTGGGACGGCCTGACATCGTGACCGAACTGGCCGCGACCGTATCCGGCTGGAAGCCCGCCATTGACGGTACGCGCTGGCGCGTGGCGAAGGTGACGCATCAACTCTCAGGCTCCGGCATGACCACAGACCTGGAACTGGAACTGCGTACCGCCGAACCCGGCGAGGCCGGGAATGATGACGACGAAAACGAGGATGGACACGATGACAGCGAAGGCGATTGAGGCGTTCACATTTGGCGACCCGGAGCCGGTACTTTCCGGGCGCGGGATGCTCGACTATCTGGAATGCGTGAACCTCGGTAAGTGGTACTCCCCGCCGATCTCAATGGACGGGCTGGCGCGCGCCGCGCGCGCAAGCGTCCATCATGCCAGCGCCATGATTGTGAAGAGGAACGTCCTGACCGCCGCATTCGTCCCAAACAAATGGCTTTCCCGTGCAGCGTTCGAGCGGTTCGCGTGGGAATTCATCGTATTTGGCAACGCCTATCTGGAGAGGGTCGACAACCTGATTGGCAAACCGATCCGGCTGGATGCGGTTTTGGCAAAGTACGTGCGGCGCGGCAACAACCTCGACCGCTATTGGTTTGTCCCTGAAGCCGGGAGCGCGTTTTTTGGTGACGCCGTGCCGTTCGGCAAAGAGCACGAATTCCGCGAGGGGAGCCTCTTTCACCTGATCGAACCCGACCTGAACCAAGAGGTGTACGGGTTGCCGCAATATCTTGCCGCGCTTCAATCCGCTTTCCTGAACGAGAGCGCGACGCTCTTCCGGCGCAGGTACTACAACAACGGCAGCCATGCCGGTTTCATCCTGTACATGACGGACGCCGCGCACAGCCAGGAGGATGTGGACAACCTGCGCAAGGCGCTCAAAGAGAGCAAGGGGCCGGGGAATTTCCGCAACCTCTTCATGTACGCGCCCAGCGGAAAAAAAGATGGCATCCAGTTGATCCCAGTCTCTGAGGTCGCGGCGAAAGATGACTTCCTGAACATCAAGAACACCACCCGCGACGATCAGCTTGCCGCGCACCGCGTACCGCCGCAATTGATGGGCATCGTGCCGAGCAACGCGGCGGGCTTCGGGGACGCCGAGAAGGCGGCGGCGGTGTTCTTCGCCAACGAAATCCAGCCCCTACAGGCGCGGCTGGCGGATGTGAACGGGTGGTTCGGGGAAGAGGCGGTGCGGTTCAAGCCGCTGGCGATTGATTTCCCGGAGAAGGGGAAGAACTGAGGCGCTGTTTCGCATGGTAAGCCTTGTAGTTCATTCAGCTTAACGTTTCAGGGATACCGTGAAAAGGTGGCCTATCACATGTTGTTTTATTGACATCGCTGTCATGTGATGTTACATTTACAACATGAATGCCTCCCTACTGAAACGCGAACGCATCCACATTTCTGACAACAGCTTTGCCGAAGTCGTGGTCTGGGCAGTTCCGCACCCATTGCCCGGAAGCGCGCATAGCTACAAGTACAGACTGGCGTATATCGTCAACGAAGTGTGCGTGTTGCGTTATGACAATGAGGCTGGCAAAGGAGACCATCGCCACGCAGGAGAAGGTCAGACACCATATGCCTTCTCCACGCTGGACGCACTGATGGACGATTTCTGGAACGACGTTACAAGGCTGTGAGGTGACCATGAACGAGAAAATGCTGACCATCGACGTCGCCACGCTGGACGAAGTAAAAGAACGCATGAAGGCGGCATTCAAAGGCAAGCCGGATGACACGCCGCGATACACATTTACTTCGCGTGAAAGCCTGCTGGATACACTGACTGCGCGGCGCTGGGCGCTGATCGAGGCATTGACCGGCGCGGGGCCGACCGGAGTACGCGAACTTGCGCGACGTGTTTCGCGGGACATCAAGGGCGTACATACAGATGCACAAGTGCTGGTACTGTGTGGCCTGGTCAACAAGGCTGCGGACGGGAAGCTGCATTTTCCGTACAACGCCGTCCGCGTGGAATTCATGGCAAAGGCGGCCTAAACCTGCAGTTTGGGCCGCTAGAAATTTTCCCGGTGAAGGGAATGCGTGAACTAGCCCATTGCCCGTCTGGCGGCTTCTGCCAGGAAGCCTGAGCGCGTTTCACCGTGCGCGCGTACGTAACTGTCAATTTTCGCAAGCAGGCGGCGGGGCAGGGTGATATTGATCTTCTCGGCTCGCCCATCGAAACGGGAAACATCCACATCCACTAAAGCCCACACTCCGCCTCCGTAATCCGGGTTGTCAATATGCTTACGGATTGCACTAGGTGTAGGCACTTCGCCGCCGTCTTCGATGACCCCTTCAAGGTGCAGGTCAATGGCTTCGACGACACATGCGAGCGCATCGTCAAACGTATCGCCAGCCGAAAAACAGCCAGGAAGATCGGGAACCGTCACGCCAAACCGAACGCCATCGTCGGTGTGCAAAACAACAGGGAAACGCATTTCAGCCTCCTTTCCAGTCATTTCAATCCAGCCTGACGCTTGATACTGGCGAATGTTCCTTTCGGGATGTCAGGGTCAGGGTGCTTCACCGTCACAAGCCCCGGCCTGTCCGGGTTCTTGAACTGATGATGAGAGCCTCTGATCCGGACTAATTGCCATCCGTCCGCTTCAAGAAGTTTGATGAGTTCTCGGCTGTTCATAGTGGTTATAGTAACCACCGTGTAATCAGGAGGCAATCAAAACCGTCCGCGTGGAATTCATGGCAAAGGCTGCCTAAGTTTGCTGGTCAGTGAGGGCGTAGATTTTCCTGGAGAAGGGGGCTGCGTGAACTAGACCATTGCTCGTCTGACGGCTTCTGCCAGGAAGCCTGAGCACGTTTCACCGTGCGCGCTTTATATTGGTTTTACTCTTGACAAAACCAATAAATAACGTATAATCAAAAAACATGAATGAGGTCATCTACTCCAAAAAAGCCGCCAAGCAATTGCGAAAATTGCAGCCGTTGGATAACAAGACGGTGCGGAACGGATGCAACAGTCTGGAAAACATGCCGGACTGCATCAACGTCAGGGCGCTGGTCAATCATGAGCACCAATACCGGCTGCGTGTGGGTAACTTCCGGATATTTTTTGACTTTGATGGTATTGCCCACATCGTCTCGATTGAAGAGGTGAAAAAACGTGATGAACGTACTTACTGAATCTGTGCAAATCATTCGCGACGCCGAAGGCTGCCCCGCCTTTGCGGTGATCCCATTCGCTAATTATCAAGCTCTTGTTAAAAGCAAGGCAAAGGTGGAGCCTGGGATTCCTGCTGCCGTTGTGGACTTGGCGATGGATAACGAATGCTCTGCCGCCCGCGCGTGGCGGGAACATCTCGAACTTACGCAAACTGAAGTAGCCAAGCGCATGGGCATCACGCAAGGCTCCTATGCACAGCTAGAAGGGAAGAAAACGATCCGTAAGTCCAGTCGCGAGAAGATTGCCAAAGCACTTGGCATCCATGAAGCACAACTGGATTTCTGACAGAAATATCTAGCGCGGCTACCATATACCTTTGATCGCGCCCTGGCGTTTTCCGGTTTCGATCTGGCACAGGGAAACGCATTTCAGCCTCCTTTCCAGTCATTTCCATCCAGCCGCCCTTTTTAGCAAAATGCCATATTGAATGATGGCCGTCCATAAATTCCTCGTTTTCTGGATGCTTGTTTAGTAGCTTTTAAGCTACAATTAAATCCATGATAGAGCTTCTCCGGTATCAATGCGAAAACGGTCAAGTGCCATTCACCGAATGGCTCAACAGGCTGCGCGATAAGATGGCTCAGGCACGCATCCGGGTGCGGCTCCGCCAAGTAGAGGTTGGCAACTTCGGTGACAGCGAGCCGGTTGGAGAAGGCGTTATCGAGTTACGCATCCATGTCGGCGCTGGATACCGTGTGTACTGTGCCCGTCATGGAAAGTCGGTTGTACTGTTGCTTTGTGGTGGTAACAAAGGCAGTCAGGCAGCGGACATTAAGCAGGCAAAGGAATATTGGTCAGAATGGAAACGGAGGCAATGATGGCTAAGTTCAAAAATGCGGTGTCGCACCATGAGGCGGAAGTTGCCGAACTGCGCGCTGACCGGGATTTAGCAGGTGAATACCTGAAAGCAGCGATGGAGTCGCTTGATGATCCGGATAATCGCGCAGCGGGTCTTGTGGCGCTGCGCTCCGTGGCGGAAGCCTATGGCGGTTTGGCTGCAATAGCTTTGGACGCTGGCATCAGCCGCGAGTCGCTTTACCGTGCGCTGTCCCCGAAGGGCAACCCAACACTGAGGACGTTGCTGGCAGTGCTAAAGTCAGTCGGTATGCGCTTGTCTGTGGAACCGACGCGTCGTGTACATGCGTAAGCAGAATGTACCGCAGTTTCATTCTCAAACAATGCTGGCCTGTCGCGGATATTTGCAAGCCATTACAGCTATATCGCTTTTTCATGCCTTTGAATAGGTGTTTTCCGCGCTGCAAAAATTACGCCACACCTTTTTCTATGTCTTGTTTCGGATATACAACGCCGATTTTGTCAAGCACATGTTGACGAAATCGGCGCTGTATTCCGGTCGTTGTCCAACAATTCTGCTTCGTGTGACGCTAAATTACTCGACGATTCGAGCCCCTCTGACGATTACATTCATCATTAGGCCGTCCACCTCGCCGCGTATTGTGATGCGCTGCCCCTTGGAAACCCGCGCCAATTCTGATTCCGCCGATTTCTGAAAAAAGCACTGCACAGACCGTATGACGTCTCCAGTATCAATAGCGATATACGGATTGTCGGTTATGTCTTTGCCAATGGACCCTACCCGCCCTGTTACCTCGACAATTTTCCCTTTGAACATGCCGTCAGCCGAGACCTCATTTGCATCGTAAGCCTTTATCATGTCTCTGGCAGAAACCTTAATAACGTCAGCATCATTTGCCTTTTCTGTCTGCTTTGATGCTTGCTTGTCAATGTCGTGTAGTGCTACTCCTACCGTTGCAGCAGAGCCAAACATGAACAATACGCCGGATACGACACACGTCCCGATAAATCCCAAAATGCCTTGTAACACCCTACTTCTGGTAAGGCAGACAATCGCCAGGATAAAAGCGGCCAGATTCAACGGTCCTGCAATAAAAATTCCCGTCCCAGGTATTGGCAGCAGAAATAAAACCCATGCAAGAATCATTACGATCCACATTGCCTTGACTGGGGCTTTTTTGACTGAAGTCTGTTCTTCGGACATACGCATCTCCTTTGAGTTTAGTCCATACAAATGAAACAAAAAATGGCGCAGCCCATATATGTGGGTGGGGTTCGCAAGCTCCCCCCAATTCCATCATTTATATCCTGCGCCCCGTGCCGCATTAAGCTATATCGCTTTTTCATGCCTTTGAATAGGTGTTTTCCGCGCTGCAAAAATTACGCCACACCTTTTTCTATGTCTTGTTTCGGAAGCGCAGCGCCAATCTCGTCAAGCGCGAGTTGGCACTCTGGGGTCGCGTTCCTGTAGTTGTTCAGTAATGCCGCCTCGCGGTGTGTCAATACGCCTTTCTCGTGCCTTCCCGTGAGGATGTAGAGCACATCCGCGCCAGCAGCAGCAACCGCTGACAAGTATTTCATGTCGGGCATTCGCGCGCCGGATTCGTAGTTGATCTGCGCGCCGCGCGAGACACCAGCAAGCGAGGCAAACGCCTCTTGGTTCATGCCAAGGCGCAAGCGTTCCTCTTTCAACTTTTCAAAAGCATTCATTCGTATACTTGACATGTTGACATGTTGACATGTGTGTACTATCGTTCATATTATCAACATTAAAACAAACGGTAACGCCAATGACAAGACTCAACAGCATCACGGCAATGCTTCGCAGTAAGGGGGGTACGCTGTCTGTTCTGGCGGGTGATTTACGCCACACCTTTTTCCATGACTCGTTTCGGAAGCGCAGCGCCGATCTCGTCAAGCGCGAGCTGGCGCTCTGGGGTCGCGTTCCTGTAGTTGTTCAGCAATACCGCCTCGCGGGGTGTCAACACGCCTTCCTCTCGCCTTCCCGTGAGGATGTAGAGCACATCCGCGCCAGCAGCGGCAAACGCTGTCAAATACTCAGCGTCCGGCGAACGCTCATCGCTCTCGTAGTAACGCTGCGTCTTTGGAGCGACGCCAAGTTCGGCTTGTGTCAAATTCAAGCGTTCCCGTTCTTCCTTGATCCTGCTTCCTGTCGAGTTCATTTGGTACTTTTACCTGTTGACAATAGTACCATTTGGTACTATCGTTCGTATTATCAACATTAAAACCAACGGTAACATCAATGGCAACCACCAACAACATCACGACTATGCTTCGTAGCAAGGGGATCACGCTGGCGGCCTTGGCAGATGAACTTTGCGTTAGCGTCAGTACGGTCACGACTGTGGCGTCTGGAAAGTCCATGAGCTACACCGTCCAGAAAGCCATCGCGGAGCGCCTTGGAACCACGATCGAAGAACTGTGGCCTGGTCAGGTGCGCCTGCGGCGTAACCGTGCGCAGATCAATGCGGGCGTGAAATCGCTCGAACCACTACCGAGAACGGGAAACATGGCAAAAATTTCAGACAGCACACGATATTTATTAAGCCGCCACCCGACTGACATGGAGCGCGGCTTCACGATTAGTACCGCGTATGGAGATTTAGGCATCTATGCGGAGGAAGCGGCTCCATTTGCCGCACTTACCAGAGAGGTGCTTATAAAGCGCCTTGCCGAGCAGGAAAAAATAGAGCAGCGTGTGAAATAGTAAATAGTGCTATTTCCGCAATCCATTTTTTAGAGAGTTTTACAGCGCATACCAATGTGGCCTGAATAGGCCGATCAATTCAGCGTAATCACAATCTGCACAAGATTGGGCTATCTGCCGTAAAAAGCCAGATATGCACCTATGTGCCGAATAGGGAAACGCATGCTTGATTTGGGGGTGTTTCATGAAGTTAATCAGGAGAAGTTGTGAGATTAAATTGCCCACACTGCGGTATCCCGGCGAAGGTGCGAACTTCAAGGGAAGTTACAAGAATCACGCGGGAGGCCTATGTCCAATGCGAAAACATGGACTGTTGCCACGTCTGGAAAGTCATCATCGGAGCAATCACGACCATTGTCCCGTCGCTGAATCCAAACCCAAATGTCTACATCAACGTGTCTCAAAAGCCACAAAAACTTGATGAAAGGCAACTCTCTTTAATTAACCAAAAATAAGGTGCGCGAAATGGTTCTGGAGAGGCTATTACCATCGCTGATGCACGATTATAAATTCCGCGAGCAGGGGGAATTCCTGCGGATGGGCGTATGCCCTTCGTGCGGAAAAAAGGAGCTATTTACGCCAAAAGCGCATCCGTGGGTATTGCGCTGCGGGAGGCTGAATAGATGCGGCGGCGAATTCCATACCAAAGAACTGTACCCGGATTTGTTCAATGACTGGTCGAAACTTTTCCCGGTAACGGAAAAGAACCCGAATGCGGCGGCGGATGCCTATTTACGGGATGGCCGTGGGTTCGACCTGGGCAGGGTCAAGGGCTGGTACACGCAGGACAGCTACTTTGACCACCGCAGCAATGAAGGTACGGCCACGGTGCGTTTCTCGCTTGGCGGAAACATCGCCTGGGAAAGATTCATAGACCGGCCCGTGCGATTCGGCAGCCAGAAGGCGCGTTTCATCGGCAGCTACCGTGGGATGGTCTGGCAGCCGCCCAGCGCGGGCGGGAACCTCAAGGACGAAATATGGTTGGTAGAGGGTATCTTCGACGCCATCGCGCTGGCTCACCACGGCATCAATGCTGTGTCATTGATGAGTTGCGCGAACTTCCCGAGCCTGTTTTTGAAATCGCTGGAGGATCAATGCGCTGCCAGCGGCACGAAGCGCCCGCCGTTAGTATGGGCGCTTGATACCGATGCGGCAGGGCGGGAAGCAACCCGTAAGGGCGTTGACCGTTGCAGAGCGATGGGCTGGGAGGTCTCGGCAGCAGTCCCCCCGGCAGGGCGCGAAAAATACGACTGGAACGACCTTCACCAGCGCGACCGGCTCACGCCAGGGCATGTCGAGCAGTACAAGCATTTCGGCAAGATCATGCTTGCCCAGGATGCCGCCGAGAAAGCGCGGCTCCTGTGGCTTGGCTCGCGCAAACGGAGTTTTCATTTTGATTTCGAGAACCGGCTCTATTGGGCGGGGATCGACCAGAGCCGTTATGACGATGCCAGTAAGCGCAACGAAGACGATATGGGCGGCTCTGACGACGCAGAAATAAAAGCGGCGCAGGAATCCATCAAGGTGACGCCAATCTGCAATTGCAGGCCGGAGCCGCTGTACTACCTTTCAAATTCTGTTACGGGCGAGGCTTGGTATTACTTTCGGGTGAATTTCCCGCATGACGGCGCGGCGGTCAAAGACACGTTCACCCCTTCCCAGTTGTCGGCTGCAAGTGAGTTCAAAAAGCGCCTGTTGTCCTTTCCCGGCGCGGTCTGGACGGGGAACAGCGGGCAACTCGATGCCGTCGTCGAAAAATGGACATACAACATCAAGCGCGTGGAGACGGTGGAATTCATCGGCTACAGCCTGCCGCACGGCGCGTACATCTTCAATGACCTGGCGGTTAAGGACGGCAAGGTTATCCAGCAGAACGACGAGGATTATTTCGAGCTTGGCAAAGTTGCAATCCGCTCGCTGTCACGCGGGAAGCTATTACAGATCAACGCTGACACATCCAAGACAGAAAATGGGTGGTTCAACCGTTTCTATACGGCCTTCGGCGTCAACGGCGTGATTGCTCTCGGCTACTGGATGGGGAGCCTCTTTGCCGAGCAGGTGCGTGACCGTTACGAAAGCTGGCCTTTTCTCGAAATCGTCGGGGAGCCGGGCGCCGGTAAAACGACGCTTCTTGAAATGCTCTGGAAGCTGCTCGGGCGGGCGAATTACGAAGGGTTCGACCCGATGAAATCGTCGCACGTCGGCTTCCTGCGCTCCATGTCGCAAGTCTCGAACCTGCCCGTCGTTCTGATCGAGTCCGACCGGGAAGATGCAGACGGGTCAAAGGGTCGGGCGCGGCAGCAATTTCATTGGGACGGCCTGAAATCCCTCTACAACGGCGGCAGCTTGCGAACGACAGGCGTGAAATCGGCAGGGAACGACACACACGACCCGCAGTTCCGCGCCGCGCTTGTGATTTCGCAGAACAACCCGGTACAGGCATCCCAGGCGATCATGGAGCGGATCGTCCACCTGAAGTTCAACAAGCGCCATCAGTCCGACGACGGCAGGCAGGCCGCACTGGAACTCGGGCGAATGACGGCAGCGCAGTTGTCAGGCTTCGTTGTGGCAGCAACCACGCACGAAAAAGAAATAATGGGGCTGCTCGAAAAACGCCTCCCGATATACGAAAACCGGCTGGCCGAATACGGCATCCATAACCGCCGCATCCAGAAGAACTACGCGCAGGTGATGGTGATGGTCGAGGCGCTTCCGATGGCCGTCAAGATGCCGAAGGCGGCGGCGGATGAGGCGATTGCCACGCTGGCCGGACTGGCAAAGGCGCGTGAAGCCGAAATTTCCCGCGACCATCCGATTGTGGAGCGGTTTTGGGAGATTTACGAGTATTTGGATGGGTTCGGCCAAGACGAATCCGGCGTAATGGCCAGGCTTAACCACAGCCGCGATTCCGGGCTGATTGCCGTCAACCTGAACCATTTCGTCCAAGTGGCCTTTGAGGCAAGGCAGCAAGTGCCAGATTTAAGCGATCTCAAAAAGTATTTGCCGACCTCGAAGCGTTACCGCTTCGTGGAGGCAAATAGAACCGTGTGTTCGGCGATCAATGACCGGCTGAATGCGAATTCCGATGTTATCAAACGCCCGGTATCAATCCGATGCTGGGTTTTCAAGCGTGGAGGCTGAAATGACTGTAGGCGAACTGATCGAGAAACTAAGCAAGTTTTCGGCGGGTGTCCCGGTGTGCGTATTGGGAACCGACCCGGAGTTAGGCAACGAATTGATGCTTGACGTGGAAGAGTTGGATGAGGCTTCAGGCAATGGAACCAGCGTTGCACTGATTATTGCGGAGGAACTGTGAAATGACTGGGAACGAAATCGCAGAAGCCCTTGGAAAAGTTAAAGGGAGCGTCAGTGTATTTATTCGTGACACAAAAGGAATGACATTATGCTGCATCGATGTCAGTAACGATGTCAGTAAAAAGCAACTGATACGCGGGATGAGACGCTTCGGCGACAGTGAAACGACGCTGTCACTCAAAAATGATAACAACATGGATGCATTTTTAGGAGCGGATTACAAATGAACCATTTCACGCACCCCACCCGCAACACCACCTACGCCGCTGACCTTCTGGCCTGGAAAGATTCCGCTCTGGCGGCTGGTTTTGATTCCCGGATTGTCGACATGGTTGTTCGTCAGACCATCGAAGAATCGCGGAACGGCATCACGGAAATAAAAGTTGAGTCAATGATCGACTGGGTCAAGTGTTCAGAACGCATGCCGCCCATGTACGAGAGGGTGCTTCTTTCAACGAATGGGCGCATTCATCCCGCCGTGTACAACCTTACGCACACTGGCTTTGCCGTGTGCGCTGGTGGCAAGTGCGTGGAAGGTTTCAGTCCCGCATATTGGAGATATTTGCCAGAAGCGCCGGAGGTGGGGAAATGAACAAGCAAGAACGCGATGCGATCAGGGCGCGCTACCGTAACCTCCCTGGAGTTGTTCAGAAAGATATATACGCGCTGCTCAACACGCTCGACAAGATGGAGGCGGAACGGGATTTGCTGGCGTATTGGCTTCATGAAGAAGCCGGTAGTTCTGTATGTACATGGATTGCTGCGGCAGAAATAGAATCCGCAAAGCGCGCGGGGGAAGCGAAATGACGAAGAAAGACGCACTCAAATTACTCCAAGAACTTCAGCATTGGCGTCGCTGTTCAGAGCCTGAATGCGGTTGTGAGCATCCTTCAACCGATAAAGTCGGTGAAGCGATAGACGTGGCGATCAATGCGCTGAAAAGGGCGACGGTGGCGAAGCTTGACGTTCATGAATCCGCTGGATCGGCGAGCGTATCAAGGCGGTGAGTAGGATATGAAGCGTCACACCAGAAACACCCCGAAGTCGACGTTGATCCGCCTGCTGGCCACGCAGGCGGTTAAGGACTATATGAACAAGCAACAACAGCAACGGCGCGGGGTTGTGCAAAACAGTTCAAATCGTATTGTTCCAATCAAGAAATAATCGTGAGGTATCCACATGAGAACAGCCGCATATTGTCGATACTCGTCAGACCAGCAACGCGAAACGTCCATCCGCGACCAGCTTCGGAACATCGAAAACTACTGCACACGAATGGGATGGCCGATACCTTCGCTCTACCAGGATCAGGCAATCTCCGGGTCGCGCAATGACCGCCCTGGCTATCTCTCAATGCTGGCGGCTGTTGAGCAAGGCATCATTGATGTGCTGTTGGTCGATGATCTCTCACGCCTGTCGCGTGACCACATCGAAAGCGCGCAGGTCATCCGTCGTCTCAAGTTTTCTGGTGTTCGTGTCGTCGGCGTCTCTGATGGGACGGATACAGCCCGCGACGGGTATAAACTGGAAACGGGCCTGCGCGGCCTGATGTCGGAACTCTATATAGACGATCTGGCAAAAAAAACACACCGTGGATTGATGGGTCAGGCTCTTGCCGGGTATAGCGCAGGCGGTCTGCCATACGGCTACCAGAGTACATCCGATGGTAATGGGCATAAGCGGCAGATCATCGAGGAAGAGGCTCAGTGGGTACGGTACATCTTCGAGCGTTATGCGCAAGGAGCTAACTCGCGCGCCATCGCTTCAGAACTTAACGACCGCAGCGTTCCAAGCCCGCGCGGAGGGAAATGGTTGCTCTCCGCCCTGTACCCTAGCCAAAAGGGCGTTGGAATTCTTGGAAACCCTATCTATAACGGAAAGCAGGTCTGGAACCGAACGAAATGGGTGAAAGACCCGGTAACAGGGCGTCGGCTGCGGACGATGCGACCACGTGGTGAGTGGGTTGTAACGGACGTACCAGAAATGAAGATCATCGACGATGATCTTTGGGCTAAGTGTGAAGCACTCACGAATAGGAGGAGGAGCGAGTCAACGGTACGAGCATCAATCGGAAAGGGTGTAGGCAGAGGGAAGTCAAAGTACCTTTTCAGTGGCCTGTTGCGCTGCGGTGTGTGCGGTGGAGCGTTTGTGATCACCGATACTTATAATTACAAATGCTCTACGAATAAAAATGGTGGCGTAAGTGCATGTTCAAATGCGTTGAAAGTGCGCAGATCAACCGTCGAGTACGTGCTGTTGAACGGCGTGAAAGAAGCCATTCTCAATGAGGATGGGTATAGACACTTTGAGGCGGAATGCCGAAGAATCATGCAGGAGATGCGGCCAGACAAAGAACAGTCTCGCCGAAAACTGTCCACGGCAAAAAAGGAAGTCGACAACATCTTGACGGCCATCAAGGCCGGTATTTTCACGGCATCAACAAGGGCAGAACTAGAAGATGCTGAAAATCGTATATTCGACGCACAGGAAGAATTGAAGGCGATAGAACGATTCTCACCAGAGCAAATGCTTCCGCGCGCGCGGGAAATCTACCGTGACCTCGTCACACAACTCGAAAGCGTCCAGGACGTAGATGCCGTCCGCGAGGTGTTACGCGAACTCATCGGGGAAGTGAAGCTCGCCCCGGAAAATGGCATGCTAACGGCAGAAGTACAAAGCGCCGGGCTGGCCGGCGCTTTGAAAATGGTCGGGGTTGCGGGGGAAGGATTTGAACCTTCGACCTTCGGGTTATGAGCCCGACGAGCTACCGGACTGCTCCACCCCGCGTTGGAGAGGGCGC